CTATGCCCGTAACAATTAATCGTACGCTTTGATATTACTATTTAGGGTTTAAAAAGACAATATTGTTTTCAATTCTTCTATAGTCTCGTCTATGTCTGTGTGTAAAATGCCAATGCCGCCTGCGTCTTTCCAAGCCTCCACATTAGATTTTTTATCGTCTACTAGAATGTCACCTTTTTTTGCAAAAACGGCTTTGTGCTTGCCTTTAAGAGTAGAAGTAACGACCACGTTGTAATCAACGTGTTCTCTAATCCAATTTACTTTGTCGGCTACCACTAGAGGTCTTTCGATCTCACCTGAGCAAGTTAAGATCTCCCAAGGCAAGCCTGTTTGTTTTACATAAGATACAAGCTTTAGCATGTTAGGCATCGGCGGTAGATTTTTAAATAATCTTTTGAGTATAAGATCTTTTTTGGTGTCGTCGTATTGTTCTTCGCTTTTTAAAGGGCCATCTAAATAATCAGGCCCTTGCACACCGGTTACGAAGTCTGCCAAAACTCCGTCCATATCTAAGTATATTTTCGTCACTACTTATCCTCCTAATCTACTATTCTTTGATTTGATCTTGCTATCTCTGCGTATTCTGCAAGAGTTTTGTCTGGCTCAAAGTATTTGTCCCTTTCTATGGTTAAACCAAAAGGAAGATCAAGACTTTTTAACTCTTGCAAACTTACATAGCCAAGCTCTGGAAAACCCATGCCTAAATCGCATAAACCGAACAAAGTATCTTCATCAACGATCTGTGATATTAACCATGTAGCGGATCCCACAGGATTAAAAAGTTTTAAGTAAGGCTTGTCTGCGTTAGAGTCGCCTGTATTTTTTGCTAATTTTTTTTCTATTTCTTTAGTTATAAGTTTCATTGCGTTACCTCCTTTTTAATTTTTTTGTCTGTTTCCTCTAACCAATCAAGGGTTTTGACTACTTCGTCAAATAAGCCTTTGTGTTGAGAAAACCTGCCCAAAAAAGCCACAGCTTTTAATTCATTAGGTTTATTTTTAATTTTTACTTTAACCATTACGCTACCTCCTCAGCTGGCACATATTCTTTTACAGCATCTTCTATGTCGCCAAGAAATATCAACTCAACTTTATTTTCAATTTTATCGCCGACAACGTAATAATTGTGTTGCCAAATCTCTACCGTAGTGTCGCCGTAGATTACATAGTGATAGGACAAATCGCCATGATCTTTATAGTTGTCAGTAAACCATTTGGCACTGTTTGTGATTTCAGGACAAGCCATAAAACCTGTAACCATTTTATCTCTTTCGTAAATAAGGTTTTCGCCAAACTCATCTGCCGGTAACTTGTTACCGTAATCTTTAGCAGCTTTTATCCAACTGATAGCACCAGCTGGGTAGCCGTCGTGGTGTTTATAAATAGTAATATCGTTTTTTCTTACATCATTTTGATTTTCATGTTTAAAAACGTAACATGCTCTTGTGCTCATTTTTCCTCCTATGTTTGGTTAATTAAATCATTGTGTTTTTTTAGAAAGTACAAAGCGGCTTGTGCTTTTTCTAAATCCTTAAAAAAGATTCTTAGCGTGTTATCGTGTCTTGGATAGTCCGCTAAACTTTCGTCGTGATAAATGTCGTATTGCTCAAGCATGTTTAAATATGCGGTATTGTCATAACATGGTTGAGAACCATCCATGTAATCAACAAGTCTCATGCCTGTCATTTTGTTTGGAAGTTTAATGCTGTACTTAGGATAAGACGATTCAAGATATTGTATGCTGCCGTTTTTATCGTAATCATTGTAAGCGTCTTTCACTATCTCTAGTTCAGCTTTCATAAACTCGTCATACTCTTCAGAGTATTTTGAAACATTTTTTAAGTTTTTCATAAATTTATCCTCCTTGGTTTGGTTAATTGAATGTCTCACATAGACATAATACAGATATTTGCAAATTATTACAACTATTTACAACAATAAATATTAAATATTTTAGACAAAAAAAAGGGCCCTTTCGGGCCCTTTGTAACACTGAGTAATAAAGTGTGTTACGACTTCAAATTACGCGCCTTGAGATCCGTAGATTCCTCTCCAATCAGAGAAACCAAACGAATATCTTTCTCTAGCTTTGTATCTGATGTTGCCTGTAGAAAAGTCTGGCTCCATAGAAGTCTCCATTGGAGATCTTTGGAACATTTTTAGACCTTCTCCCATAGCATTAACTGACGTTAAGACAAAGAAAGCGTCTGGATCTGTTAGGTAATGATTCACCGCATAACCACCAGGCAATACACCTGTGTTTCTGATTGCGTTGATATCATTATCAGCAGTCCCAGATCTTTGTTGAGAGTTTAATATTCTGTCAGCGACGAATACGAGTTGCGGAGGAATTATTAATTTGTCCGCTGTAACGCTGATAGTTAAACCTCTGTCATCTGTAAAAGTAGATATGTCGATCAAAGCATCCTCTAAAGACGCCTCGTTCAAATCTGCCATCGTAGTTGCTCTGTTAGCAGCTGTTCCTCCACCTGCAAGTGGGTGAGCAGTGTTTACTAGAGATACGCCATCACCACCTGTAAAACTAGATGAGAAAGCGTTATTCAATACGTCAGCTCCTTTAACCTCTTTGGTGTTAGCCATAGATTTTGCTAAAGCTTTAACATATCTTTTACCAAGAGAATCGTACAGGTTGTCTTCAACCGCCTCTTCTGTAAGCGCAAACGCTAACGCAACAGTATCGTGCGTGTATCTTGCGCTAAAACTTTCTGAGGCATTGTCAAATTCAACGCCTTGACCCTCTGACTTGACGGGTGCTCCGCCAAAACCTGTGATAAGCACCTCTTCTTCAAACGCCCTGTTTGAGTCCTCGATCACAAAGATATCTTCATACTCTTGATCGTAAGAATCATAGGACATTCCGAAAAGTGCGTTTAGACCAGGCTCTAGCTCTTTCGCTAATTGTGCTCTTGAAATTGCCATGTATTAACTCCTTATGCTAAACCAGCACCTTTTTGTCCCATGATGTGGTTTTGAATCACACATAAAACATTGGTGTTTGCTGATGCTACGTCGTCGTTATCGGGATCCTGAGAAATATCTAACGCTTTTAGAGGTAATGTAGCAGTTGTAGCTCCTGTCGTTACATCAAGCTCTAAGTTAGATCTTCCAGACTTAGTATCGCCAACCGGTGATCCATCAACAATGTCAAAGTTTCCAAACAAGTCAGCAACAGGCATAGCTGCGTCTGCTTGTACTTCAAAAACGACATTAGGATCGTCGATTACGCTTGCGATTATATCCGAGGCAGAAATACTACCAGGATAATAGTTGTTAAAAACTTGCTCGCCTGTAGTGGGGTCAGTGTACTGAACTCCGTTAAACACTCCGACAATCGGAACGGTTCCGGTTGCGGTGTGTCTTCCTAATACTCCGGCTGTTAGTTGTGTAACTAAGTCGCCTTGAAATATAGGTGTAGTAGCACCACTAGCTATTCTATATCTGGATTGTCCTCCAGAGTAAGGTGCTCCGCCCATCATACGAACAGGTTTTAAACCAAATGCGGCATCTTTATTCGCCATAAGATTTACTCCTATTAATATTTATTACTTTTTCCCAAAAGTAACATTAGACTTTCTATCGGAGTCGTACTTGACGTATCTGCCATCTTTTCTGGCATCGTTAAACATGTTGTTATCCAACGCCTCTTTTTTTCTGACAGTTTGATCCTCGTAATAACTGTTTCGTTCTTGTCGAGTCTCGACAGGTATCTTCGCCAATAAAAGTCCTTCGCTATAAACTAAACCAGCATGTCTACCAGATTCGGCAATCGGATAAGCGTATTCATCAGGTAAATCGGATCCTCTTACGAGTTCCCAACCTTCCCTAACTCTTCTTGCTACGTTTGCTCTATCCTCCTGACCCAACATTGATTCTCTAATCCAACGATATTCGTAACCTTCTGGTGGGGGTGGAGTTTCTAGTTTTCTTACCGGTCTCCAAGGTTGTCTACGAGAATTTTTATCGTGAGACTCGGACTCACGGGATATTCTGGAATGTACGTTTTCGCTATTTTCTTCTGTCATTTTGCCTCCCTTGTTGCTAGTTTTTGTTTTTCTTTAGCGACAGATTTCAACCACGCCTCATCTGACATGCCGTGTGGTTTCAATCCTTGTAGAGTTTCGACTTCGGATTTACTAAAACGTACGCCGTTCTCTTTGCCTTGTGTTTTTTGTCGACTACCTACGGCAGCTGAGGCGACTCTTTGCACAGCGGGTCGGTCCTCATTTTGCTCGACATTATCAGATCTAAGATCTGGATAAACTTTATAAATTCTATTGTTTAGCTCATTGTAGTAATCCTCAGAGTCTAAATCGTAACCTTCGTAGGCCAACGTATTGTGAACGTGTTGGGCCCAAGCAGTAGCCTCCATGTTTTCGTTGAACCATGGATTTTTGGACGCCCAAGCTAGGGCCTCTTTTGTTGGTTGTACTGTTTGCGGTTGTTGTGGTTGTTGTGCCACGACGTTTTGAGCAGAGCT